TCATCTATTCTAGCCATAGATATAGCTTGCCCATGTACTGCGTCTTCCATACGGCCTAGTCTTTGTTGTACCTCTACAATCTTAGAAGCATTAACTTCTATGTCAGAGGTCATTGTACTTACAGTCCAAACGATAGCTGCACCCTGCACAAATAAACCAAAGATTAATGTTAGTGGTACAGACTTACTCAAATGCCAGTTATCATTAGCCATTACTCTTATCCTCTATCTGTGGTGTGTTAGCTAGTGATGTGGGATCAAATACGTCAAACCCCCTACTGTTAGCAAATGCTGCAGGACACCCTGCCCACTTATCTGCACATCCCTCAAGCCACTCTACTGTATGCTCATGCTCTGGGGCTTTGCCTTGTTGTACTAATTCGTTTTCCCAGTTAAGGTATGACATTACTTCTAGTTGAGCTTGGGCTGCATTGATACCTAAGTCAAACAAGTAGATCATGTTACCTTCGTCAATGATACCCTGTCGTGGTCTTGCACTGTTTAATGCTTGCTTCATACAAGTCATAATGTGGTAACGTGCTTCTTCTAGTTCGTAGTCTTCCTCAGTAAGTTCTGTCTTACCAATCTTTTTCATTAGGTTATCGTACTGATTAGTGAAGAAGTTCATCTTACGTACAGCACCTTGTACTGCGTTACGTGTACCTTCTAAGTGACCCTGTAGCTCTAGTATCTTTATCTCTAGTAGTTCACGGTCTAGGTCATCTTTACAAGTTTTAAGTTCAGCTTCTCTTTTCTTAAGCTTATTCTCTTTCTTGCGTAGTCCTATGTAGGCTTCCTGTAGTGCTGATCGTGTCTTGTCTATCTCAGCTAGTGTATGCTTAATGCTACGGATGGGTGTGATAGCTGTTACGTCTAGGGTAACTCCCATGAACTGACTGTGTGACTTGTGGAAGTTGCTGGTGGCCTGTGTAACTGCTGGCATCTTCTCAGCAATGTTGTTAAGCATAGACTTATACTCAGGGGCAGCAGTAGGTAGTGCTTCGTTTAGTGTAGTAGTAATAGCTAATTCTGTAGACATTAGTAACTCCTTCTTAAAAAAGAGTTATACCATATTTTTAAAGTAAATGCAAGCACTATCCGTTAGACCATTGGGTATACCATCTACCATCAGAGTTTTTAAATGCACCATCACATACTGGCCCTGCCTTTGGTCCATCAAACACAACATCTATACCTTCACCATTAAGCCATGACTCTGTTAGCTCACCTTGTGCAGGTACATTGTGTGGCCTACGTTTCCTAGTCTCATAACGAAACTCTTTCTCCGTAAGCAATCTGCCTGTATCTCTGTATCTAAGTAATCCCATTTGTATTCCTATGCTATGGCGTAAAACATATACGTGCCATCAGTAAAGCTACCTGTAATTGTAAATCCTGATGCTAGTGGGTCAATAAAATCAGTGTTAGTTACTGATGCTGCAGTTGTGTTAATTAACAAGTAGGGATCATTACCTGCAATTATACCTCTAACACTATCCCAAAGATACCAATCTCCATCATCGTCTGTTCGTTTGAGCATTACAAACCTAGCACCTGAACTAAAGCCACAGTTAACATCTGTTGAACTTCCTGAGTGATCTACACGGCCTATTTTAGATACACCTGCAAGTGTTGCAAATAAAAATGCTACGTATGTTCGTCCATCACCATTAACTTCATCATTATCTCCTACGGTAAATACACTAGCTGTTGGTAAAGTGTCATTCCAAAACCCAGCATTATCACTACTTGCATCATTTCCTGTAAATCTCAACATGTTAGTTGCATCATTACCCTCAAAAATTCTAAAATCAGTACTGCCATTAGACCTACATTTTACCCACAGCATTTCTGGTGCAACGCCAAGGCCATGAACTACTGTTCTAGCAGAACCTGTGCCAGTATAATGAACTACATCAAAGTAACCTTTGGCACGTTTCCACAACCAAGCAAATGTATCAGATGATTGAGCTCCTGCTTGCATGCCAGTCATATAATCAAACTGAGCATTAGATGAACCACCTTCAGCACCACTAGCGTTCATCTCTAGCTCTCTGCCTTGTGCAAGCCTATTGTAAAGATACCAACTTGTGCTTCCAGCATCTGCTCTTTTAAAAAATCCCATATCTACAGGAAAACCACCTGTATAATAGGGTGCAGCATCATTTTCTTGATCTACAGCAAACACCTCAGTAGCATCCGTTATGGTAGCCATGTTAGGTCTTCTGATTGCTACGTAGATAAAGTTTTGATTGTTCTGATTTAAAGCACCAGCGGTTGTATCAATACTCCACCCTTCTGCATTTAAACTAGCATAAGTTGTAGATGCCTCTGCACTATTGGCGTTGGCGAACAAAGCTAGCTCATTATAACCAACAACCATTCCCCTAATAGCATCAAAAATGTGCCAAGCATCATCATCATCTGATTTCTTTACAAAAAGCCACTGAGGTTCCCAGCCTAAATCAATAACTGGCCCTGTAGCATTACCATTACCTGCATAATAACCACACTGGATCATAGAGTCATCCCCTGTTTCGTGGGCGAATAGGTAGGCTACATAAGTATCATTATTATTGTTAACGTGATTAAGAGTTCCTACACTAAAAACACTTGATGTAGGAGCCGTGTCTTGCCAAGCAGTGGCATTGTCTTGAAATGCTTGTGTTAGGTTTAGTATGCCCCAATAATTTTCTGGGGATGACCCACCGTTAACCCCTCTGTGATATACAGCCCAATTTTTTGCGGCATTAAGTTTTTTGATTAGAATCATACCAGGTACAGAACCGAGATTATGGGCTATTGTTCTATTGCTTCCGTTTCCAGTATACGTAACGACATCAAAAAACTTAGGCGCTTTGCGAAATGTCCAAGAAACAAATTCACCATTGTTAGCATTTATACCTGAGTCTCCACCAAGAACATAACCTGTTGAAGTAAAACTGTTTAAAGTATTGTCATCTGATTGCTCTGCCTCATCGTTGTCTGCTATTACATGTTTGTTAGGACCCCTTTCAGTATCAAAGAAGTGATTTCCTCTTGTGTCATTCCTTTGACCAGTCCAAACTAAACCACCTTCATTAGCAAGGTCTATCCCATTAACAATTGCACCAGGGCTACTTTCAGACCCTACATACAAAAACGTACTAAAGAGATTCTCAACAAGTGTGGCTGGATCAGCTACACCTGCTTCAGGCCAGTTAGCTCCACGTCTGTAATCATACTGATCATCTAAGTTCCACACACCAGATGCTGCAGATACTTCGTTGTTACCAGCAGGTTCTACTTTTGTGGCAGATATTATGTTGCCTGTCATTTGTTTGTACGACATTATGCAATACCTCCGTGTGTATTTGAACAACCAGGGAATTGTGTTGTTACAGCTAAAAGATCACCAAAGTCTGTAGCATTACCTGTTGATGCAATAGTTACCTGATCAATTACATTTATATTAGAATTAGTAGTACCACCAGCACAAATACCTTTAGTTTGACTAGCACAAGCTGCTGGGTAAACTTTTGTAGAAGATAGATTACCAAAATCAGTAGTGTTGCCTGTATTAGCTATGGTAATGTATTCTATAGTATCAGTTTGAGTGCCATCCCTTTCTCCACCTAGATGTAAACCTCTAGTAGGAGAGGAACACCCAGTGTTTCCTTCTGTAATTGCTCCTATATCTCCAAAGTCAGAAGCATTACCTGTACTACCTATAGTTACATAATCAATAGTATTAACAACACCTCCTGAACTTTTTCCAGCAACCCAAACACCTCTAGTAGTAGATGCAAAAGAAGCAGCTACCCGCCTAGCTACGGTAAGATCACCAAAATCAGTAGCATCACCTTCAGAAGCTATAGTTATATATTGAATAACGTTGGAATATGATCCTGTATTTCCTTCCCCAAACAACCCCCTTGTTCCATTTGAGCAGCCAGCTAATTCTGAGACTGCAGCAAGTAAATTACCAAAGTCTGTGGAATTACCTCTAGTTGAAAAAGTTATAAACTCTATTACATTAAGAAGACTACCTGTAGTACCACCTCCAGAAACACCTCTTGTTGCACTACCCAATGCTGCAGAAAACCTTTTAGCTGCAGCTAAATCACCAAAGTCAAGAGAATTACCTGCCGTTGCTAAGTCTACGTATTGTATTGTATTAAGAAGAGCAGCAGAATTGCCACCAAAAAAAACACCCATACTTGCAGGGTTTCCAAAAGGCCAATCTGCTACATACTGATAGTGTGTTGAGAGGCTCCACACGCCATTATAGTTGGGCATTATGCTATACCTCCATGTGATCCAGAACAAGCAAAATTGGCTTCGCAAGAAGCACTTAAATCACCAAAGTCAGAAACATTACCTGTACTAGCTATTGTAACATACTCAAGTATATTTGTACTTCCCCCACCAAAAACACATCGTATAGAACTAGATGCAGGGAAACAACCTTTTCTAGCTGAACTTAAATTACCAAAGTCTGTAGCATTACCAGTAGAAGCTGTAGTTATATATTCTATAATATCAACATTACTGCTACCTATACCACCGCCAAACAAAGCCCTAGTTGTAGAAGACCCTGATGTTAATTTAGTTCTTATGGCACTTAAATTACCAAAGTCTGTAACGTTACCAGTAGAGGCTATAGTTATGTATTCCATAATATTAACTTTAGTGCCACTAAGAGGTTCACCACCGCCAAACACACCTCTAGTTGGTGAGCTACTAGCAGCAAGCTGCCACCTTACTGCACTTAAATTACCAAAGTCTGTAGTATTGCCTGTGTTAGCTATTGTAACATATTGTATTACATTTATTGATGCAGAACCATTATACCCACCTCCAAATACACCTCTAGTTGTTGAAGATAAACCAGCACCTCTTCTTAACGTGCCAGAAGCAATATTACCAAAGTCTGTAGCATTACCAGCACTAGCAAAGGTAACATAATCTATTACGTTACTTTCTCCAACAGCATCTGAAGTTCCACCACCAAACATACCTCTGGTAGCTGAACCAAAAGCACCTCCTGCATCATTTCTTGCTACAGATAAATCTCCAAAGTCAGTAGCATTACCTGTTGTCGCAATGGCTATCTGTTCAATAGTATTTACAGTACCACCACCTGAATAACCTAAAGCAAATAAACCTATTGCTGCAGCAGGGCTAAAACTAGCACTAGCATTACTAGGGGCAGATGTACCATAAGCATTGACAGCCCATACTTTTGCAGTAGCTGCAGTGCCGTTAGTAAGACTACTTACAACAATAGGTGAAGACGTACCTGTATTAGAACCTGCACTGTAGGCTGTATCATCTGTACTAACTTGTGCAACAAAGCCTGTGATAGCACTAGTACCTACATCAGTAGGAGCAGTAAATGCTACACTAACTGATCCATCACCAGCCGTAGGTGTAACACCTGTTGGTATATCAGGTGCATCTAATCCGTCTTGACCTACAAAGCCACCATTTCTTCTAGCCATTAGTCGTTGCCCCTATTAAGCATCATCCATTAATTCAAAACTTA